CAGGGTCGGCGTCGTCAGCGGCCGCCCACTCGAACCAGGCCAGCGACGGAGAATCACCAGCACGGCCAAGGTCGCGGTAATGGCGCAGCATTTCAGATGAGCTCGTGCCGGCGTTTGAGGCAAGCCACAGCTGCGACGACGGCCTGGTGGACATTGTCGGGCCGAGGGCACCGACGAGCTCCAACGGATGTGCTAGGGCTTCGTCGATGACGACCAGGTCGAGCGTCAGGCCTCGTGCGCCTTCCCTTGATGGCGTGACAACTCTGAAGCTGCCGCCGTTTGCCATCGTGAGACACTCGGACCCGTTTGCGAGCCGCAGCTGTTGGAACCGGCTGCCGAGGCCGGGTCGCAGCATTTCGACTGTTTCTTGAAACTTGAGGCGTGCGCCGCCGCGGTCCTGGGCGGTGTAAGCGACGTGGCCGCCGGCAAGCAGCTCAAGGCCGATGCGGGCCGACAGCAGCGCTGTCTTGCCGTTCTGACGACCGACCGACAAGCCGACGGTGCGGCGTTTGTACCGACCAGCCTCGTCGACCTCAAGCGCCACGTCAGCAACCTGCCGCTGCCAGCCAAACAAGTCCAGACCCATGAGCTCGGCGACCTGGGCAAGGTAGTGGCCTCGGCTCGGTGAATCGCTCGCTGGTGTGGCGTGCAAGGCCGCCGGGTAGGTCATACCGCCTTCAATGCGTTCTCAAGCGAAGCCAAGGCATCCTCGTGCGGAATCGACAGCTTTTCGCACGATTGAAGCAAAACCGCCGCGATTTGAGGGATTTGGCCGGCACCGTCAGCGCCGGCCTCGATTGCGTCCCAACGATCAGCAAGCCCTCGACATGTCTCGACGACGACCGGGTCACCCTCGGCAGTCTCCAAGAACGTTTCTACGGCTTTGCGATGTCGACCCATATCACCATCTCCTCGAGGTCACAGGTTTCGGCTTCTTGCGTTGCGCAGCCAGCCGGCCGCCGCGAGAAGCATTGCACGGGCCGCAGCTCGGAACGTATTGCCCGACCCACTCGCCAGGCGGGAACGACGCAAGCGGCGGGACGTGGTCAGCCTCGGTCGCCACAGCCCCACGACACCAAACACAAACCGGGCGGTCGGCCAACAGTTCGGCACGGGCCTGACGGTGGCGGTGGTCGTACCCCATGCCCACAGGGTAGCCCAGGCCCCTTCAGGAGGGGGAGAAAGCTGGTCGGGCTGGGGTGTTGGTGTAGGGGTCATGAAAAAAACGAACGCAATCTGGCTGTCATGTCGGCTCTGTCGTAGCTCTCTGTTAAGTCGTACTGGCGGCACAAGCTGCGAAGCTCGGCAACGTTGAGCTCATCGAGTGGAACGATCATCGGCGGGCCTTTCGGTACTGGCGGCGGTAGCTGGCCTCGGCGTGCCGGCAACGCTCGCAGCGGCAGCCTCGGCGGTAAGCCGCTCGGCCATGCTGCCTGACGTGACCGTGCTGCTTCTTCGGAACGTAGGACACGTCCCTCCTTCCTTGAGGGTGGGCGCGAGCGATCAAGACCACGGTCGCATTTTTTGCGCCGCTTTTTGGTCTTTGTGATCGGTGCTTCCCATCGGGCAGTTGCTCGCTCACAAGCCGCCGGGCATTACTTCGGCGGGTCCCGTCATGTGCTCGTCGATCCTGGTCGCTGTTGCAGATGCGGGGACACGGTGACACCTGCGGCCGACGAGCTCGGTTTGCAACGTATTCACGTGTTCGCCCCGTTGCGGGCATCGGTCCTCGAAGGGCCGACCAGCCTGTCACGTCGCTGATGCGCAGTCATTCGGTCGGCTGACTGTCGCCGTGCATGTAGTAACATGCATCTCTGTTAAGCAACCGGCACCCTACACATATGATCACGAGGGTGTCAACGATCGGGCCGCCGGCGTTCGACTCCTTCCGTCGGCGGCCTGGTCGTTAATCTTGCGCAATGGCTTCGGTGAGCTCGGCGACACGGTCAGGATCAGCTCGGCGTATGCCGTACAGGACGGTCGTATGATCACGGTCAAGTTCTGCGGCAATATCGCTGAGCGTGAGGCCAAGTTCATACAAGACAGCCATGACGGGCTGACGGGCAGCGACCACAGTGGCTTTGCGCGACGGTGACAGCATCAGGTTCATGGGGACGTTCCACAGTTCGCACGCTGTTCTGACGACGTTTGGCACCGGGTCGTCATACCTCGGTTCGTTGATGTAGTGGCCGCATTTTGTGCACCATTCCATTATCGGCCTGCCTTCTTTCGGACTTCGTCCCAGTCGGTGACGTACCTGAGCCGCTGCGCTGAGCGGTCGAGGGTGACGTGGTTTCTGCTCGGTTCGAGGTCGAACAGCGGCCCGAACTCGGCGACGGCCTGGCGTTCTCGCCACGGTTCGCCGTGTTCAACCTGATATTTGACGTACAGCCAGCCCCAGAACAGCGTCAGCACGACGAGGCCGGCTAGGACGACGAAGAACACGCCGCCGCTACTCATCGCCGTCTCGATGCTTCACGATGCGTCGGCGGTCGCTGCTGGCGGTGCGCATGTCGTCGCCGTGAACGTGCACGCCTCGGGCAGCTTGCATGCGTTCGGCATGGCTGCGTGCCTTTGGCGGATCGGGCAGGTCGGTTTTGGCTCGGTCGGTGCGTTCTTTGCGTAGGCGGGCGTCGCGGTCAGCGGCGAGCACTTCGGCGAACCCTTCCCACGTTGCTTCCCATGCGGGCTTGTATTCGGTCATTTCTTCCTGTGTCTTTCTGGGTCTTGTAAATACTTGATGATCTGGTCGGCGTGTTCGGGCCGGACAATTGCCGAGCCGATGGTGTCAGAACGCATCAGGGCGTCCATCCAAACATGCTGCTCGGGTCGGACACGGCCGATCTCGGACTTCAGTTCGAGGAACAGCACCCTGGGCGGTTTGACGAGGACCAGGTCAGGGAAGCCGGGCACGTTGCGGCGGCTGTCGTTGTCGTGAAACACGAGCCAGCCGTGCATCTCGGCGGCGTCGGTCAGCAGCTGCTGCAGTTCAGCCTCGGTCACGACGTTCGCAAACGAGCAACCACAGCAGCCCGACAGCCTGCACCACAAGCGCAGCAGCCAGGATTCCCCAAACGGTCCACCAGCTCACGGTTTCGGTGCCTCGTTCGCCACGACAGCGTCGACAGCTTCTTTGATCGCAGCCGGCAGGTCGTGGAAGTGCACGCGCTGCGTCAACTGCCACCACGGTGTTTCGACCTCGAGCTCGTACACCATGAACTCGGCGTCGAAATCACGAGCCGGCCAGACGTTGATGCCTAACGTTTTCTTCATGCCAGCCCCCAAACGATCGCCTGCCGGCCGGCCCGTGTCGGTTGCCGGTCGCCGGTATCGATAACACGGCCGTCGGTGACAAGCTCGCTGCGACGGGTACGGACACCAGACACCGACACCGGTTTGCGTTCAACCTCGGCGATGCGTTGGCACAGCTGCTCGTCGGTAAGCGGGCCGTGCGCCTGAAGCGCGTCAAGGACCATGCGTTGCGTGTCGGTCACGGCGGTGCGAGTGATCGTGGCAGCGGCTTGGTGCGACGTTGTCGGGTCGGTGTTGCGGGCCCTCGGTGTCGTGTGCTTGTAAACGACCTCAAGCTTGTAATCCTGACACCAGCGAATGTGACGATTTTCGCCGCCGCATGTGTGACAAATCATGATTCGTCTGCCTGACGTTGAAGGGCACGGTCGAGTCGGTATTTGTCCTGACTCCAGAGCGACAGTCCGCATGAAACCTTTGAGGCGGCCCTCGAGAGAGCGTCACTTTCGGCGTGCTTTAGCCTGGTGCCGTTATTGGCGAGGATGTCGGGCCGCTCAACATCGCCGGCCCCTTGAACCGTGACACGCACGCCGTCGACTGTCAGCGACAGTTGCCCGATACAGCCAGTGATGGTGCCGTCGGGGTCAGTAATTTCTCGAATGATTGACCAGTCGAACGGGCCGACGGTGGCAAGCAGCTTTTCGACTTTGACTGACCAGGTGACGTAATCGCCGAATCCGCCTGGTGCGCGTTCGACAAGGCTTTGAGGAAAGGGCTTGGCAAGGGCTTGGAGCTGTTCGGTCATGAGCAGCTCCCGAAGCAAGCCGCCGGGTCAACGGCGACGTCGACCAGCATGTAAACGGCCAAAATGCCGGCCACAATAAGCACGATTACGGTTGCAATGTCAGCAAGGCGGCTCATTGGTTGACCTTCTCGCCGCTGTAGTCACGGATCAGTTTCATCGGGTGCTCGTCAAAGTCGAGCACGACGACCTCGGTAGGCAGTTCCTCACGAAGCAGCGGGATGATGTCGTCGAGGGGAGTAAAGGCGCTGACGCCGTAGTCCTCGTAAGCGACGGTCAGGGTGACCTTTGCGTACTGCATTTTGTTTCTCCAGTCTGCGCCCTCGGTCGGGCACAGGTGTTATCCAAACACATTGTGGAGAACTTTGCAAGGGTTAGACAATACGCACGTTACCGACAGTGCCCTCGTTCACGTCGACGGTGACCGAACCTGACCGGCGGGCACCAGCGCCGGCTGTCTCGGCGTACTGCGGGCTGCCAGCATCTTCTGACGGGCACTGAATCCAAGTACGCGGGCCCCACCATTCCGCCCTGTACGAATGAAAATGGCCTGACAGTAAAAGCGACGCTGCCCCGATTGGCCTATGCGCTCCTGCCTGCTTGTCGTGCCACGCCTGAGCTCTACCTTGCCCGCCGACCTGGTGGCCGTGGAACAGACCGACACGAAGGTCGTTGAGCTCAACGCATACGGTGAGGTCGTCGCCGGGTACGGCCCATGAAACGTGAGCGTACTGCTCGAGGTCCATGCAAGCCCAGCGGCAATCGTCAATGGCAGCGACGTCAACGTTGTCACCGACGATTGAGTCACGTTTGCCTTGCCGGTTTTCGCCGTGGTTACCGGGCACGGCTGCAACGGTCACCGTTTCGGCAAGGGTGCTGGCTTTGTCAATGATCGCCATCGCTGCTTCACGCACCACGGCCCGCTGTTCACGATCGGTCATCTCAACGCTAAAAAGCTGCTGAGCTCCGTAATGATTGGGTGAGCAGGATTCGACCAGGTCGCCGCCGAACGCCACCAGGATTTCGCCTGGTTTGCCGGCTTGCCGCCACGACTGCTCGAAACGGGCCGGCAGCTCGCCAAGCGATTTTAGGACGTGCTTGATCGTGCC